TTAATGGCTCACGTTATGGGAATCGGAACTAAAAGCATGTTCGCCTGTCGCCCAAGATTTTTTATAAGCGTCAATTCGCTGTCTTGCACTCATTGATTACCCTCAGCGCCTAAAATCACGGTTTTCATTTAAATTGAATTCAGTCGCGCGGCACTGCGCTCCCATTTTTTTTGACTAAAGAGAGGGACCAACACCTAAAGAAACAGAAGGAACATCACACGTAATAAAACGCTTCAGGCCTTTATACGTGAGCCATGCAGCACAATCATTAATTGGCATAAAGTCATAACCAACTTTAAAAAGATCATCAGAATTAATATTTTTCAACCTCAATCCATTCTGAGAAATATTAACAATCCAAATGGTTTTTTTCTTCGAAAAAACATGACCTACGATATGTAGGCCGTTCTTTTCATAAGGGTCAGAAACTTTTTTTTCTTCTGAAACATCATGTGATTGTGGCGCTTGGGGTGCTTTGGGTACTTGTGATGGTTGTGGTTGTGGTAGCGATAATTGTGAAGGTGGTAGTTGTGGCTGTGCTTTATAAGATTTGGCATTCATCGGATTTTTAACGTCAAATCCGATAATGATGCAAAAAAAAAGAACAAAACATAAGGCAGCACCAATAAACGGCCAACGCTTCCATAGTGGCACTATATCTTGAGCTGCAAGCTCTGCCCCGCCTCCCCTAGTATGAGATTTATAAAAAGGGAAATACTGCTTCTCATATTTCCGAATGCCGGTATTCACCACTTCACCACGTACGCCGTCTTGCACTTTGCGAACATAGGTTTTTTCAGATCCCATGCTGGTATTTTTCTTAACCCTATAGCAGATCTGTACCAGATCGAGAATAGCGCGATTAATTTTGCCATAAGACTGAGTAATCAGAAGAACATCGGCGGATTCATGACGATGCAAAGAATACCAGTGCTCTACCTGCATTTCAGTGCCAAGACGGGGCAATGGTATATGACACTCATCAACCACATACAATGGGCCGGAACCTGATAACGGATGCCGCCAAGGGTCTCCATAGTCCTCAGCATGGGCAAATGGTGCATTGATGAAATAATTTTGCTTTACAGCACCCCCGAATTTATAAAAGCGAGTTTCAGCCGCTTTCAAATCAGTTTGAGGACGTTCTTTTCTGGTGGTCGTGCGAATCTCAATTAATGGCAAAAAACCTGCATTTATCTTTGCTATATAATCAACGTCGAGAGGTAAATTTGTAATCACTTTGCGACCAGCTTCCAACGCTGGCAATATGTGGTAAACGACGGCTTCGTAAGATTTACCGCCGCCGGGTGGACCAAGCAACAAATTTATCATGAACCCAACCTCACAAACGGTATGAGCTGCAACAAAATTCTAATGATGATTGCAGCCCCAATAATGACCATACACTGAGCAAATCCAACCAGACCCAAAACGTTCAGAAGTGATTCAGGTATTTGCTGAAACACACCGAAATGTTGAGTGATAGCGCTTAAATCCACAGCACCAAGAACAATTTCTGACAGTGAAAGAAGCTGATCGATTATAAATATAAAAAAATCCTTCAACATCAACCAAAAAGAAGAAAAAACCTTTTGTACCAAATCTAAAATGGAAACCCAAAAGCTATTCCATGTGGAAATTATAGTTTCGATTATTTTCATGTTAACCACCAAATACCAATGAGCGTGCGGTAAACAAAGCCGTAATAATAAATATCAAACGCAACAACGGCCATATCTCACAAGGCGGCTGCAATTCCATAGAACCCCCTGACAATGTAGGAAATGACCAGCTAGGGCAAGTCCCAGCGCCGCCTATTTGCGGAGTTAAACCCGAAACGGCAGAAACAAAAGAGGTTTGCATCAACGCCGCTTTATGGTCTGCCCAGACTTGACCTATGCCGCCCGGATATTCCGACGTGTAAAAGCTATCAGGACCCGCAGCAAAAGAGCCAGGAGTACCACCGCTTAATTTGTCGCTAATCTCATGTAAGGTGGAATCTTTGCCTAATTTGGATGTGTCGACGGAAGGTGATGTGCTGGTGCCAATGCCGGAACCCGGACCGTTACCGTTACCATCACCGCTGACAACATCAACCAGCACTTTAATAGAGCGATTGAGGCCGTCTTCTACTTTAGTCTTGAGAGCATCAGAATTACCAGGGTTGCTGACAGGAATCTCAGCAACATAGGCATCAGTTTCTATGTCAATGTCTTTTACTTTTTCTTTGGCCGCTTCTGAGTTGGCAGACCTGGCTAAGGAATCAATATAATCCTGAGCGAATTTATTATAAGACTCTATGGCGGATTTTATGGTAGCAGGAACACCGGTCGATAATGCAGCATCTGAGGCGGTTTTGGCGGCATCTTTCGCAGCTTTTGCAGCTTGAGCGGCGGCAAGTTTTTCAGAGGCAGCCGCTTCGGATTGGAGTTTAATGGTAACGATTTCTGATTTTGCCGCATCGGCTTTGGATTTGGCTGAGGCAATCTCAGCGGCTCTAGTTGCGGCGGCCTCTCCCACGATAGTGGGATCATCGGAACAAATATATGACGACGGTTTACAGTCATCGATTGGCGGACAGTATTTAGTGTTTTTGTCTGATATGCATATGGTCGGCGAAGGCACAGACTGGCATGATTTTGTGGTTTTGTTGAAAAAGTTACCACCTGTTTCAGAACCTGCATTGCAATCGGGTATAGGCGTACAAACATCATTGAGGTTGTATTCTGTAGATGAACAAACACGAGGAAGCTTACACTCGCCTGTCGAATCTCGGGTTGCTGGGGCGGTACAAGGAGGGGCATTTATGCACTCGTCAGCACTGGCAACGCCACCGTAGGGACATGAGGGATTGCGACTAATGATGGCAGTTGTGGGACTGCCATTATAAAGCACATTACACGTGGAAGGCATTGTGCTTGACTGGTAAACATAAGCGCCACCGGGAAAAGCATAAACGCAAGCGGAATCCAATGAGGAAAAAGACTGACCACCATAATACCAAATGCCAACGGAAGGATAGGTATCGGCAACTGATACACCAGATAAAAAAACGAAAAATAAAAACAGGGTTATTCTAAGCATTTTCAATGACTTCTAAATGCAGATATAAAAACAAATGCGCTGATTGCCCCGATTAAAGCGATCAAACAATAAAAGAAAGCAACCAGCGCACCTATCATAATGCTATGCCTTCCTCACACCGCGCTTGGCAAGATCGATACCCTTAAAAGTCATCGCGATGCCAATAATTAAAACGCCAGTAGCAGCAGCAAAAGTGGCTACGGTAGACAAGTCAACTGCTGCAAAAATATCAGCCATAATATGTACTCCAAAAATTGCGGGAATCCCCCCGCGAGGTTTGCTCAAAACGAGCTAAATCTTTTTTATTAATTGAACGGCTACGCCTGTTGCATAGCCCAACGCCCACATGGACAAAACAGCACCCATGCCCCACGAAAAAACATAGGCAATTTGTATGGGGTCAATGCCTATGCTTGCCAAGGTGACAGAAGAAAGCGCCTCTATCGAGTTATAATCCTGAGCAGTAAAAAGCACATAACCGGTGCAATCTTGTAATGACTGGGCGCTCAAGGTTATTCCCTGACCGCCTGTAACTGGATCGTTAGAACCACCACCGAAAGCGGATAAATCAGAGGTCAGGTTAGTGATTTGGGCGCATATAGCCATTTGTTCAACCTACACTGGCTTTGATTACGTATCCGTTTATAAAGCGGTCTTTCCTCACTCGGTTACTAAGTACCCGCTCTTTGAACTCTACGGGCTTTTTTATCAGGCAGGTCATTGAGCGGATTTTCATGGGTTAATTCCTGGCTATGGTTTGTGCGCGGTTGTTCCGGATGTTGTTCCGGTTGCTGTCTGAACCGCTCCGGCTTTGGGTTTGTCTTTGCTTTCTTGTTCTTGTTGGGCTTCCGGGGTCGGACCGTCAAGTTTCATGCTGATGGCTGTCAATACGGCTTTGTTCTGGCCTCCCATGTTGATTTCACACAGGATTTCCATTTGACATGGAAAGTAAAGTTTTCCGGCTTCTACTTCGGCTTTTTTCTGGTCGAACATTTCAAATGGCATTTTTACTTTGATGAGTTCGTTACCCAGGTTGTTCGGGTTTTTTCCGGTGTTGGGCTTGGATACCCATATCGAACCGCCTTTGTTGTCTCCGTCTATTTCATAACGCGTTAACGATTCTACTTGTCCCCTTATGACTGTTTGCATGTCGCCTAGGAAGCTGTTTTGGGTTATTTGGTCGGTCATGTTTTTGTTCCTTTGTTGGGTGGTTAATGTTGTGACCCTTTAAACCGCGGGTCGAACGGGGAGCTGTTTTGTGCTGGTTAGTTCTGCACAGGTTTGGGTTG